AACACCATTTTCAAGGTATGGAGGGTTGGGGTATTTTAGAAGTTTAGGATACAGTAATCCATTGCTATGGTGATATCTAAACTAATTGGGGCATCAGCGCTCCAATCGTATTCACCAAAGTTGGCAGTTTTACAATAAGCTCCTTTAATTATCCATTGAGAAACCACGTCTCCAACGGGACCTAATATATCTAATTGTAGGTCTTTTTTATAGAAATCGGAATAACCGTCTCTTCCTGTAACACTTTCGTGTGCTAATCTAGCCCATTCCATTATAGCTTGAGCTCCAGAAGGGGTTACTGGATCATATAAACCTAGGGTCATGTCATTCCATCTGACTTTACCTTTTACCTTACGGTACACGTTAATATGATCTAATATTATTTCACCTGCTTCGAATCCCGGTGCTGTAGCGTTTTTTACCAAGTATGATGGAATACCATCAATGAACATGATAAACCTATTTTGCACTTTAGGTTCAAAGGCGGTGAACATTATTTCATTGGGATCTTTTACTGCCATTTTATTTTATGTTTATTATAAATATTGCCTTTTTAAATTTCTACTCCAGTAGGTGTGATATTAAAGTCTAGAATTATAAATTCAGCCGTTCTTGTTGGTTGAATAAATATCTGTCCTACCAACTGATTTCTATCAATTACGTCAGCAGTATTATTAGTTTCATCCATTACAACTCTAAAGGCAAATATACCCTGTCTTTGTTGTACTGATTCTAGGAATGGATTTACTTGGTTTAGGAATCTACCTCTAGTGGCAGCTGTATTTTGTTCAAATAATAATCCTTCACCAATTTGTCCAACTACACGTTTTAATTCAATTAATAACCTACGAACATTTACTCTATCTAATGATGTAGCTTTAGTTTGTAGTGTTTTCTGACCAAATATTACCGGTCCTTGTCCTGGGAACGAGGCAATTGGGTTAACTTTTCCAGCATATAATTTATCTCTATCAGCAGGTGGTAATTTTCTTTCTGCTTGTATAGCACCACCTACACCACCTCTATTAAATCCTGCAGGAGCAAACCACTCAGCACCTAATCTATCGTTAGTTGCATAAACTGCTGGTATTAATGTAGAAGCAGGTACAAATACTAATTTATTAGTTTCTGGTGATAGTACTTGGACATGAGGCCAATATGTGGCTGCAAAACTTGAATCCACCGTACCAGCTGAAGTTATTGCTTGGTTAATTGTAGCACCATAATTTCTAGTATCTATTACGGCAATTGCATCTCCTCTTTGAGTAACTGTATCAATTAATGTTGTTGTTGCTATAGCACCGTTTTGAACTGTAACTCCTGGTATAGTAATTACTTCAAAATCATATTCATCTTTATTTTGTAATAAAGCTATAGAAGAAGTATAATCTGCAGCGGCAACACCCTGTATTGATGCAACACTAATTTCCTCAAACATTCTTAAACGTTGTGCACCTGTTCCAAGACCAAATTTAGGTCCTTTTCCTCCTCCAAATGCTCCTCTTTCTCCTACTCCATTTACAGATCCACTACCTATTTTAGGTAATGAAGAAGTTAATGCAGCTTTGAAATTACCATCATTATCTAGATAATTTAATGTAGGGTTAGCAACTGATTTTACTCTTACAAATTGTGAATTATTAGCAAATGATCCAGTAACCTGAATAAATCTATTTCCATCACTATCTGTATCAAAATTTTGTACTTGATTACCTATTACTTTTTCAATGTAATTAGTAGAATTTGGATCTAATGATAAATCATTAAATGTTTCAAGTATAGTTTTATTTTTTCCGTTATCATCACCTCTTCTGATCAATAGGCTAAATTGACCACTTCCTGAATCTAGACTAGCAATTTCATAACGAATATTATCTCCTGTACCTCCTGCTAATGAACCACTAGTTGTAACACTACCTGAGTTATTCATTAAATCACCTTGTGAGATGGTTTCTAGTGTAAAGGATGCAGTAGTATAATCTCCTGATCCAGTTCCTAAAGCGGCTACGGATGCCGTAGCGGGTAAATAAGTACCAGATACAATTCTGGTTACTAATATTGATTCACCTCCTGCTTGAAAGTAATTAAAAGCAGCTATTGAAGTGAGATATTCATATGCGATACTTGCACTCTCAAAAGCACCACCAAATTTATTTTTATAGTCACTAAATGATGTGACTAGTGTCGGGATGTTTACAGGACCTTTTACTGTAGGACCTAAAAGTGCAGCACCTGCCGTGGTAGGACCCTGTGTTACTAGGGTTTGATCGTTCTCACGGGTTAATACTCCTGGGGATAGTAAAGTTTCAGCCATTTTTGTCTAGTTATTTTATCAATGATAAATATATAAGAAATTCTCAAAAACATTATTTGGGATACACTATCTCACCCGTTTTTAAGTCAATTTGAGCTTCTCCATATTTTTCTTTTAAATTATCTCCTAATTGTTTTTCTTCTGTTAAAATTTTTTCGTACTCCGATTCTAAATATTCTTCCTCCTTATCAAGACTTAATTTTTTTAGAGCTAATTGACCTAAATCAACAGTTATTCTATCTATACTTCTTTGAAATTCAGAAATTTGTTTTAGTTCTTCGTCTGTTACTTTTGTTTGTTTAATTGCCATAACTTAATTTATTTATTTTCTAATTTATCTATACGAGCAGACAATTCTTGAATTGTTTTAATAAGAACTGCTGTTAATTTAGTATAACTTATTCCCTCTGCACTACCATTAATACCTGTCGAAACTAATTCAGGATATACTTTTCCTACTTCTTCTGCTATTAAACCTATATCTTCTCTATTATTATCTTTCCATTTAAAATGTACAGGTCTTAATTTATATATATTATCAGATTGAGATCTTAAGGGTTTAACATATTTTTTATACCTTAAAGCTGAGGTTTCTGTAAGAGAAGTAGCATTTAATGATCCTGTTATTTGAATATCATTTGAAGTGGCAAAAAAGGATCCAGTTTGTGAAAATGGGCCTCCACCAGCTAAATCTGTTAATCCAGAACCATCTCCTACAAATGATCCACTAAATCCAGCACTTGCTGATACAGCTCCACTTACAAATAAACTACCTGTAAATGCGCTACTTCCTGATACTCTAAGTGCTAAAGTAGAACTACCTGTTACTAATAATGATCCTGATACGGTTCCCGAACCTGTAAATGGAAAAGCACCTACTCCTGTTAATTCACTACCATCACCTTGGAATGAACCACTAAATGAACCACTACTTATACCATTAAATAAGTCCAATACTTGTACATTATTACCCATTCCATTACCATGGACAGTACAATAATACTTTAATGAAGCCGATGTTGCAAAGTTAACATCAAACTGTGTATAAGCACCTGCCTGACCTGGTGTACCTACTGCAGTTACTCCTGGTGTATAAGAAGTGTCATCTCTTAATCTAAATCTAAGGGGATGATTGTTATTAGAAGAATCGGATTGATCGAATCTATATACTGAACCTCTTTTTATTGAAACTGTAGGAGCCGTTACTCCATTAAAAGCATATTTATTTCCTCCATCATCTACTACAGTTACAGGTATTAAAATTGCAGTTGTAGCTCTATCAGCAACGGATGCTGATTGTATAGAACCCGAAGCAACTACACCTGTTAATAATGAACCATCACCTGTAAATGATCCACTCACTGTTCCACTAACAAATAAACTTCCAGTTAATGTTGTGCTACCTGATACTCTAAGTGCTAAAGCACTACTACCTGTTATTAATAATGAACCAGATACTTTTTGAGAACCAGTTATATTGTTACTTCCACTTTGAAATATGCTTCCTGTAAAAGCACTACTTCCGGATATTCTTAATGCAGCTGTAGAACTTCCAGTTACTAACAAAGATCCAGAAACTATATTAGATCCTGTTATATGTGTACTACCACTTTGTAATAAACTTCCTGTTAATGCAGTACTACCACTAACTCTTAATGCTAACGTAGAACTACCTGTTACTAATAGTGAACCTGAAACTGTTCCTGAACCTGTAAATGGGAATCCTGCTACACCAGATAATCTTGAACCATCACCCTCATATGAACCACTAAAATGTCCACTTGCTGTTGTAACTAATAATGTACTACCAGTAATATTTACTTTAGTTCCAGAATTGGGTTGTATTGCACCTACTTTTAAAACACTCATATATATAAATATTTACTATACATTAAAATTC